AGAAATTGAAGCTCAAAAAGAAATAGCTAGATTAGGTGTTCAAGAAGCTAACTTAGTTACGCAAAAAGACGCGTTTGAAACACAAAAAGAAATTGCTTCTAGACAACCTGCTACAGAAACAGTCAATACATATGGTAATTTTGAACTACCAAAAACTGCGCCTGTAGATGAACAAGCGGAAGCATGGGCCTCTAAAAATCAATGGTTTGGAACAGATAATGCAATGACTTACACTGCATTTGACCTACATAAAAAACTTACTGAAGAAGAGGGATTTGACCCTAAAAGTAAGGAGTATTATTCTGAAATAGATAAAAGAATAAGACTTGAATTTCCTCACAAATTTGGTAATAGTACACCAACGGAATCGGCTAAACCGACACAACAAGTAGCTTCAGCGAAGCGAAGTGTAAAACCAGGCCGCAAGACTGTAAGACTCACACCCTCACAAGTCACAATCGCTAAAAAATTAGGTGTGCCACTCGAAGAGTATGCGAAACAATTAAATATCACGAAGGAGATATAACGCTATGGAAAATGATAAACTAAAAACTTCTCGTGCGAGCCAAAGTAGATCTAAAACAGTTAAAAAGACTACATGGACTCCACCGTCATCTTTAGATGCACCCCCTGCACCTGCTGGGTTTAAACACCGATGGTTAAGAGCCGAGATTATGGGTACTAATGATACCAAAAATCTATCTGGCCATTTGAGATCAGGATTCGAACTCGTAAGATCAGATGAGTATCCTGAATCAGACTTCCCAACTGTGGAAGAAGGTAAATACAAGGGAGTGATCGGAGTTGGTGGCCTTCTGCTAGGAAGGATACCGGAAGAAGTTGTTGAAGCGCGAAAAGAGTACTATCAAAAAGTTACTCAAGATAAAACAGACGCTATTGACAATGACTTACTGAAGGAACAGCATCCAAGTATGCCAATCAATCAAGAGAGGCAAACTCGTGTAACCTTTGGTGGTACTAAAAAAAGTTAATTTTTTAACGATTTTTATCCAACAAAGAATTTAAAAATAAACCGTTCATTAATTTGAACAAAAGGAGAGAACAACTATGGCTAACCAAGACGCAGCTTTCGGTCTAAAACCGATTGGCTATCTAGGAAGTGCGCCTATGAACTCTGGACTTACTGAATTTGAAGTTGCCGCGTGTGCATCTGCAATGTTCCAAAATGACCTGATCCAAGCGATCAATACAGGTACAGTTGGAATTGCAGCAGCATCTGACAACGGACAATTACTAGGTTCACTTCAGGGTGTATTCTTTACCGATGCTTCTACTAGCAAACCAACGTTTGCTAACCATTTAAAAGCATCAAATACGGCTACTGATATCAAAGCTTTTGTTACTGACAATCCTCATCAACTATATGAGATTCAAAGTGACAATTCTGGAGCATCAGCACAAACAGACGTATTCAACAACGCAGACGTAGCGGTTGGAGCGGGTGTAGCACCTAATTTCATTTCTAAAACTGAATTAGGCGACAGCACTCAAGCTACAACTACTGCAAATCTAAGAATTATTGGAGTATCTGACGATGCTAAAAATAATGATTTGACATCTGCAAATGTTAATTGGAAAGTGATCATCATTGAGCACTTATACTTAACAGCAACAGGAGTATAGGAATATATTATGGCTATCACAAGAGGACAACTAGTTAAAGAACTAGAGCCAGGATTGAATGCACTATTCGGCCTGGAATACAAAAACTATGAAAACGAGCATGCTGAAATTTTTGATACAGAAACTTCAGACAGAGCTTTCGAAGAAGAAGTAATGTTATCAGGCTTTGGATCTGCAGCAGTAAAAGCTGAAGGTCAAGGTGTAACATTTGATTCTGCAAACGAAACGTTTACAGCTCGTTATACAAACGAAACAATTGCACTTGCATTTTCGATCACTGAAGAAGCGATCGAAGATAATTTGTACGACAGACTTGCGTCTAGATATACAAAAGCATTAGCTAGATCTATGGCTAATACTAAGCAAACTAAAGCTGCAAATGTTTTAAACAACGCGTTCAGCTCATCTTTCGCAGGTGGGGATGGAAAAGAGCTTTGTGCTACTGACCACCCTATCGTTTCTGGAACTTTAAGAAACGAATTATCAGTTGCGGCTGACTTAAACGAAACTTCGTTAGAGCAGTCTTTAATTGATATCGCAGCGTTCACTGATGAGAGAGGCCTTAAAATTGCGGCTAGAGGATTAAAATTAATTATTCCTTCTGAGCTTCAATTTACTGCTGAAAGACTTATGAAGTCTGCAGGTAGAACTGGCACAGCTGATAATGATATTAATGCTGTAGCGTCTAAAGGTATGGTACCACAAGGTTACGTGGTCAACCATTACTTGACAGACACTGATGCATTTTTCATTAAGACAGATGTACCTAACGGATTGAAAATGTTCGTTAGATCACCTATCAAAACAGCTATGGAAGGTGACTTCACTACTGGAAACGTTAGATACAAAGCTAGAGAGAGATATTCATTTGGATTCTCTGACCCTAGAGGTATCTTCGGATCTCCAGGAGCAGCGTAATAATTTTTAATTATTAATTTAAAGGGGGCTTTTAAGCCCCCTTTTTTTACTGTAGAAAGGATAAATGAAAACATATTTAATAAAAATTGTTACGAAAGAATTACAAACTAAATTTAATATTGATAGTGAATTACCTATTGATACCACTGAAAAACTCCATAAACATGTTATTGACTTTCTAGGAAAAAATGATATAGAATGGGAACCAAATCGGCTAAAATACACACGCGGATTTTATATAACTTATGAGGAGTTAGATAATGGCAAAAAACAGCATGGTACTATTCGCAAAGAAACTCAACCTAGAGTCTAAATGGAATGAAATGTTTCTTGAGAATAACGGAGAAGTAACACCTGAAATGTCTGTTCTTGGAGATGAGATTAAAACAGTTATTAGATCTATCTTAAAAGAACAAGAAAACCCTAAAAACATTAAAGATTTAGAAGTTCATCTTTTCGCTAGTTAAGTAGGGTTACATCGTTAAAAGTCGTTTTCATTATAAGGACTTCTTGCCTTTTTTCAAAAAAAACTATATAAAAATCTTACTATGCATTAAATTAGAATGTAGACGCGTATAGTCGACGGCCTAAAGACTACATTCATTAACTAGGAGAATATATAAAATGGCAAATACAACATTTAATGGTCCGGTTAGAGCAGAAGGTGGTTTTAAACAAATCTCTAAAAACTCTTCAACTGGTGCTATTACAGACAATACAACAATAGACTCAAGCGGTAATCTTTCTGTTGGTGGAACTTCTACTTTAACAGGATCACTTATTGCTAACTCTACAACCAATGCTATTGGAACTTTAAAAGTTCAAGCATTTGGAGCATCCCTTGCATCAACAAATGGTGGTACTACTCAATATTCAGACAATGATATATTAGTAGAAATTGGAGCCTTAGATGCAACATTACCAACTACTTTTGCTAACAGTGTAGCACCGACACATTTCTTAATTGAAAAAGTTTTATTTAAAAGTCAAGTGGCTTCTGGTGGTACTCACGTTGGAAACATTCAAGCTTCAGCAACTACAGGAACTGCAACTAACGCAGCTGTTACATCAGGAACAGAAATCGTTGGTGCGGGTGCAGTGGCAATCTCTGGAACTATTTCAGCAGATGCTTCAGTGACTGAAATTGACATTGACTTAAATGCTGCTGCTGGTTCAATTCACGTGTTCACACCGAACATCACTTTACCAATTGCAACTAAAAATCTATATCTTTGTACTACTACAACTATTAATAACGATTCTTTCCAAGCGGGAAGATATGCTATTACAGTTCAGTATTCATTAATATAGTAACTAACTTTAATTAGAGCGGAGCTTCGGCTCCGTTCTCTAACAGGAGAACAAAATGGCAGACGCAGTATCAAGTCAAACATTAGTTGACACAGATAAAAGAGTAGTAGTTAAATTTACCAATCTATCAGATGGATCAGGAGAAAGCGCAGTAAAAAAAGTTGATGTTTCAGCTTTATCTGGAGCACCTTCAAAAGTTACAATAGATCAAATTTGGTATGACATTGGAGGAATGAGAGTTCAAATAGATTTTGATGCTACTACAAATGTTCCAGCTTTAGTTTTAGGTGGAAGTGCAGCAGCAGGAAATGTCCAAGGTCATTTAGACTTTAGATCTTTTGGTGGTATTAAAAATAATGCTGGTTCTGGTGTAACTGGTGATATTGATATATCAACAAGTGGTCACACAAACTTAGATCACTATACCATTATATTAGAACTGAGAAAATAGGAGGGTAACTAATGGCCAACACAACGTCAGGCACAGTTACTTTCGACAAGACTTTCGCAGTTGATGAAATCATTGAAGAAGCTTACGAAAGAATCGGATTACAATCTGTATCTGGATATCAATTAAAAACAGCAAGACGTTCTTTAAACATTATGTTTCAAGAATGGGGTAATAGAGGTTTGCATTATTGGGAAATTGCAGAATCTAATATTGATTTAATTGAAGGACAAGCAGAATATACATTCTTTAGATCTACAGGAGATGGGACTAGTTCTTCTACTAGTGCTACATCCGATGTATACGGTGTTGCAGATATATTAGAAGCTAACTTAAGAGGAAGTAGAACTTCTACTTCTCAAGCAGATCAAGCATTAACAAAAATATCTAGATCTACCTATTCAGCATTATCCAATAAGCTTTCTAAAGGAACACCTTCTCAATATTTTGTACAACGATTTGTAGATAAAGTTACTTTGACTGTTTATCCAACGGCAGATTCAACCAATGCATCTAAAGACTTACATTTTTATTACGTAAAAAGAATTCAAGATGCTGATTCTACTTACACCGATGCAACAGACGTACCTTTTAGATTTGTACCTTGTATGGCATCTGGTTTAGCTTTTTATTTGTCACAAAAATACAATCCACAATTAACTCAAAATATGAAATTACTTTATGAAGATGAGTTTGCTAGAGCGTTATCAGAAGATGGATCTTCTTCTAGTTCTTTCATTACACCTAAAGTATATTACCCAGGAGCATAATGTCATTCGCAAAAGGAAAACAAGCTAAAGCAATATCAGATAGATCAGGAATGGAATTTCCTTATCATGAAATGGTAAAAGAATGGAACGGTTCTTTTGTGCATATTTCTGAATATGAAGAAAAACATCCTCAGTTAGAATTAAGAGCTCACTCTGGAGACCCTCAATCTTTAGTCAATGCAAGACCTGATAGAACAGAACCTACACCTTTAATTTTATTAGGACCAGATCCTTTTGAAACTATTTCAGCTAGTTCAGGTATTATAAATGTATTTGAAAAATCACATGGTAGATCTACAGGTGATACTGTTAGATTTAGAGGAAAAATATCTACTACATCTGATCCAGATGGTTTTAATAATCCAAATAATTTTGATGGAATTACAGGATCTAATATTGCAAAAGCTGCTGGTTATTCTATTACAGTGGGTAAAAGAGATTCTAGTGGTAACGTTTCAAATACAACAGATTTTTATCACTTTACTGTGGACACAGATACCGCTACAACAGGAGGAGTATCAGGAGGAGGACAATTTTGTACCTCTGGACCTGTAACTTTGGAGGCATAATATGGCAGGAATTAGTTATTCAGATTTAAGAACAAACATTAGAAATTATACTGAAGTTTCAAGCACCGTGCTTACGGATGCTGTTATTGAGAACTTTGTGTTAAATGCAGAGTATAGAATTTTTAGAGATGTACCTAGCGATGCTTATCGATCATCGACTACAGGTAATCTTGTAACCAATCAAGATTTTGTTAATGTTCCTGCAGGAGCCTTAGTAATAAGAGGAGTACAAGTGTATACATCTACTTCGGTTACTACTGGAGCTAATACTTGGTTAATTAAAAAAGATTTAACTTTTTTAGAAGAGTATGTTTCTGCTAATACTGATTCAGGTTTTCCAAAATATTATGCAATGAAAGGTGGAGCAACCGGTAATACTAGTTCTACTTCAGGATCTATTTTACTTGCACCAGTGCCTGATTCTACTTACGAATATCAAATTCATTTTAACAAAATTCCAGATAAACTAGAAGCAAGTAGCAACGAAACTAATTTTATTAGTTTAAATTTTCCTAATGGTCTGTTATATGCTTGCTTGGTAGAAGCATTTGGCTATTTAAAAGGTCCCATGGATATGTTACAATATTACGAAAAAAAATACCAAGACGAAATACAAAAATTTGGAGGAGAACAAATAGGACAAAGAAGAAGAGATGACTATACGGATGGAACTATTCGAATACCAGTCAACTCTCCAACACCTTAAGGAATTAAAATATGGCATCATCGTTTTCAACATTAGGAATAGAACTTATAGCAACAGGAGAAGCATCAGGTCTTTGGGGAGATAAAACAAATGTTAATCTTCAAATGTTCCAAGAAATTACTTCTGGTTATGTAGCTCAATCTATTGCAGGGGGTGCTCAAACTACTGCATTAAGTATTACTAATGCAACTACTGGTGATACAGCCAGACAAATGATTATTGAATTCACGGGAACTATTTCAGGAAATCAAATTGTAACGATACCTGATTCTTTAGAGAAAATGTATATTATAAAGAATTCAACATCCGGTGCTCACACAGTTCAATTTAAAACGGTATCTGGATCAGGTGTTACTTTTGGTGCATCAGATAAAGGAACTAAACTTGTTTTTGCTAATGGAACCAATGTTGTTGACGCAGGATTAGGTGGAGGAATTGATTTAAATGGAGAAGAATTAATTTTAGACGAAGATGCTGATACCAGTATTACAGCAGACACAGATGATCAAATAGATATTAAAATTGCAGGTGCAGATGACTTTAGATTTACAGCAAACACATTTACAGCGTTGTCTGGAAGTAGTGTAGTTATACCAGATAGCGGACTTACTTTAGGAAGTACGGCAGTAACTTCAACAGCAGCAGAATTAAACATATTAGATGGTGTAACTTCTACAGCGGCGGAATTAAACATATTAGATGGAGTTACCTCTACAGCAGCAGAGTTAAATATACTTGATGGAGCAACGGTAGTAGTTGGAGAAATAAATGCTT